CGAGGCCAGCGCATTGCGCAGCACGCCCGCCACCGCGCGGTCGTCCATGGTGCGTGCCAGCAAGCCCAACGCGCCGCCCAGCAGGGCCGAGGCTATGGAGATCGGCGCGATCTGCTGCTCGATCATGTATTCGATCGCCTTGTCCACCACCGAACCGGCGTGGCTGAGGTCCTCCGGGGCCATCCCCGAGGGGTCCTGCTGCATGCGGCGTTCTCCTTCTTTGACCGCCAGATGGGGCGGCCGGGCGGGGCGTTTAACCCCCGGTTACGCGATGATCTCGCCCAGCCGCCCGCCGCGCGGACGGTCGAGGTCGGCCTCGGCCTGCGCGCGGGCCGCGGCCTCGGCGGCTGCGACGGCCTGCGCCTGGCGGCGCCACATCTCGGCATAGAGGCCATCAGCGGCGGTCAGGCTGGCATGGGTGCCGCGCTCGGCGATGCGGCCATCCTGCAGCACGATGATCTCGTCGGCCTCGACCACGGTGGACAGGCGATGCGCGATCACCAGCGTGGTGCGGTTGCGCGCGACATCGCGCAGCGCGGCCTGGATCTCCTGTTCGGTGCGGGTGTCCAGCGCGCTGGTCGCCTCGTCCAATATCAGGATGCGCGGGTCCTTGAGGATGGTGCGCGCGATCGCCACACGCTGCTTCTCCCCGCCCGACAGCTTCAGGCCGCGTTCGCCCACCCGCGTCGCGTAGCCCTCGGGCAGGCGCAGCACGAAGTCGTGCACCTGGGCGGCGCGGGCGGCGGCCTCGACCTCGGCATCCGTCGCGCCGGGCCGGCCATAGGCGATGTTGTAGCGGATGGTGTCGTTGAACAGCACGGTGTCCTGCGGCACCACGCCCATGGTGGCGCGCAGGCTCGATTGCGTGACGCCGCGCACGTCCTGGCCATCGACCGTCACGGCGCCGCCGGTCGCGTCGTAGAACCGGAACAGCAGGCGGGAGATGGTGGATTTCCCCGCCCCGGTCGGCCCCACGATCGCCAGCATCCGCCCGGGTGCGACGGTGAAGGACACGCCCTTCAGGATCTCCCGGTCCGGGCGATAGCCGAAGCGGACGTCGTCGAAGCGGATCTCGCCCGCGCCCTTCGCGAGCGGCACCGCGCCCGGCGCATCCCGCACCTCGGCCGGCACTTCGAGCAGGGTGAACATCTGCTCCATGTCGGTCAGGCCCTGCTTGATCTCGCGATAGGCGAAGCCGAGGATGTTCAACGGCAGGTACAGCTGGATCAGGTAGGTGTTGACCATCACCAGGTCGCCCACCGTCATGGTCCCCGCCGCGATGCCCGACCCGGCCAGCAGCATGGTGACCGTGAGGCCCACCGCCATGATCAGGGCCTGGCCCGCGTTGAGCATGTTCAGCGTGGTCTCGCTGGTGACGTAGGCGCGTTCGTAGCGCGTCAGGCTGTCGTTGTAGCGGCGCGCCTCGTGGCCTTCGTTGCCGAAATACTTGACCGTCTCGTAGTTCAGCAGGCTGTCCACCGCCTTGGTGTTCGCCTCCTCGTCGGTCTGGTTCATCGTCCGGCGGAAGCGCAGGCGCCAGTTCGTGAACAGCAGCGTGAACGCCACATACGCCGCGATCGTGCCGAGCATGGTTAGCGCGAAGGACGCGGCGAAGATCCACCACAGGATGAACGCGACGAACAGGATCTCGACGATCGTCGGGATGATGTTGAACAGCAGGAAGTTCAGCGAGGTGGCGATGCCGCGCACGCCCCTTTCGATCACCCGCGACAGCCCGCCGGTGGCGCGGTCCATGTGGAAGCGCATGGACAGCGTGTTCCCTGACACATCCTCTTGCAGTGCCGGGATCAACCGGGATGTTCGGGGACGAGGCGGGATAGATCGCGGAAAAAATTGGGTTTTCGACCGGGCACCCGATCGATGATCGGAGCGGCACATGGTTCTGCAGTAGCGGCCTCGCAGGCCCGTTGTGACAATGGGTTCTGCAAAAAATTGGTCGCGCCATTTGGGCGCTGAGGACCTTCTTAGCGGCGTTCAACTCCTCACTGGGCCGGCCTGCCAGACGACCTGGCCGACGATCCGAAGGGGGCTCCGTTCGTCGGGGCGAACCACTTCCGCCTCGTAGCTGGGGTTGTCGGACTTCACCACCAGGGACCCGTCCAGCCGTACCTGGATGCGCTTGACCAGCAGCGCTCCGTTGACCTGCAGGACGTAGACGCGGCTGCTCTGGATGTCGCGAATGCTGGTGTCGACCAGCAGGATATCCCCATCGCGGATGGTGGGGTCCATGCTGTCGCCGGTGGCCTCCAGAAGGGCCAAATTCTGCGGCCGGCGATGGAGGGTGTTGCGCACCCAATCCTCGCTGAAAGCCAGGAAATCCACCACTTCATCGCTGCCCAGCCCCGTTCCCGGCCCTGCCGCGGCGCGCGCTTCGACGCGCGGCAGCAGGACATAGCCCGGCGGGGCGACACCGGGCCGCCCCATGGTGACCAGCTGCTGGTGAAGGCCGGGTTCACGGGTGTCATCGCCGGCGAGCTCGTCACCCGCCTCCACCAGGCCCGCGTCGGACGGGCGCATGGGACCTTCGCCGGTGGCCAGCCATTCCAGGCGGACGCCGGTGGCGCGCGCAAGCGAAATGGCCACCGGCAGCTTCATCGGGCTGCGCCCACCGAGGTAGTGGTGCAGTGAACGAACTGACACATGAGCCCGCTCCGCGATCGCCCCCGGCCCGCCAGCCGCGGCGACCGCGGCCTTGAGCCGGCCGACCGAAGGTTCGTCCTCGCCGCCCCACTTCGGCTCAGAAAGTGGGGCATGCGGCGCCCCAGCTTCCATCAAGCGCCCCACTTCGCGGAAAGCCGCGCAGGGCTAAGGCTTGAGAACATTTTGTCGCTTTCGCCGGCTCGAATGAACTGGGACGCAAATCCGTTCTTGACCATGAGTGCAATTCCGTTCACTTTCGCCTTGCCAAACCCGAAACCCGAACCGCGCAGCCCGCCAGCTGCGCGCCCGGAGACTAGATGACGCCGCGCCCGAAAGACTGGCACCCGGAGGACATCAAGGCGGCCGTTCGCAAGACCGGCGCGACCCTTTCTGACCTCTCGCGTGCCGCCGGCCTTTCCGACGGTGCCGCCAAGCGAGCCCTGGATACCCCCTGGCCGAGGGTCGAGGCGATCATCGCCTCACGCCTCGGCGTCAGGCCCCAGGACATCTGGCCCAGCCGCTACGACGCCGACGGACTGCCCCGCCGGGGGCTGCATGTCGGCTCCAAGAACCGTAGCGCGCCGCCCCCCACCCCGCACCGTCAGAAATCGGAGGCCGCGTGAACACGCCTGTCCTGTCCATCCCGCTCGACCAAATCGAGGTCGGCGAACGCCTGCGCGCGGTCGATGCCGACTTCGCCGCCTTCATCGCCGGCAGCCTGGTCGAACGCGGCCTCGATACGCCGATCCTGGTCACCAGCGCCGGCCCGAATGGCATGCACCGGCTGATCGCCGGCGGCCACCGCGTGGCCGCCGCGAAGCTGGCCGGCTGGACCGAGATCGCCGCCAAGGTGGTCGAGGTCGACGAGCTGCAGGCGAAGCTGATCGAGATCGACGAGAACCTGATCCGCCGGGAGCTCTCGGCGCTCGACCGGGCGGTGTTCCTGGCCGAACGCCAGACGATCTACCAAGCGCTGAACCCCGCGACGAAGCGCGGAGGAGACCGCCGTGGGACCAAAACGACAAGCGTGTCGCTTTGGTCCTTCGCCAAGGCCACGGCCGCGAAACTCGGGGTCGACCAGCGCACCATCCAGCGCGCCGTTGCCCGCGCCGCCATCCGCCCGGACGTGCGCGCCATGATCGCAGGCCTGCCTGTCGCCGACAGCGGCGCCGAGCTCGACAAGCTCGCGGCCCTGGCGCCCGACATGCAGATGGAGGTCGCCCGCCGCCTGGGCGGCGACACGCGCACCATCGGCGCCGCGCTGGTCGCCATCAACGGCGCGCCGCGCACCAACCCGGCCGCCGAGACCGTCCGACAGAATGCCGCCCTGATGTCCGCCTGGCGCAAGGCCGGCAAGGCCGCCCGCCGCGGCTTCCTGCTGTGGCTGGACGGCGAAGGCGAACTCGACAGCTTCAAGGACGCCGCGTGATGCGCCACGGCCCTCGCTTCCCCATGGGCGCGGCCTTCGCCGGCGTGTTCGTGGCCGCCCTGGTCATCGGGTGGTTCTGGATCGGCACCCTGGCCGGCGTCGGCGCCGGGCTGCACCCGCTGGCGCAGGCCGGCCAGCACCTGGCGCAGGCGACGCCGCGGTGATCTCCGCACCGCACCGCGAACCGGCCTGGGCCATCGCCGTGGGCATCTTCCGCCTGGTGGTGGCGCTGGCCGTCATCTTCGCCGGCGCTGCCATCGCGAAGGCCACCGGCCTCGCATGACGCGCGCCGCGGGACAGCCCGACCTGCTGGATTGGCAGCCGCCGCAGACCGTGGCGCGCTTCCCGGAGGAACAGGTGCGCGCGGTCTCCCTGGCTGCGCGCATTTCCCGCGCCGTGTCGGCCGCGCTGGTCGACAGCCCTGATGACCGCGAGACCATCGCCGCGCGCATGTCCGCCTTCCTGGGCGAGCGCGTCTCGCCCTCCATGCTCGACGCCTATGCCAGCCAGGCGCGCGATGACCACCGCATCAGCGTGCCGCGCTTCCTGGCGCTGATCCACGCCACCCGCGACCGCCGCCTGCTGGAGCTGCTGGCCGAACCGATGGGCTGGGCGGTGATCGAACGGCGCCACCTGCCGATGATCGAGGTCGCCGCCATCCGCGAGCACGAGGACGAGCTGCGCCGCCGCCGCGAACACCTGACGCGCCTGGCGCGCACGGGGGGCGGCCTGTGACGTCCGCCGCTCCTTCGTTTGGCGCTGAAGTTAACCTTTGGTTCACGGCCGCCGAGCTTGCCGCGTTGGACCTGCCGGGCATCCCGACAGACAAGCGCAGCGTCAACCGGATGGCCGAGCGCGAGGAATGGCAGCACCCCGGTGCGGAAGGCCGCCTGTGGCGCCGCCGCAAGGGCCGCGGTGGTGGCGTGGAATACGCCATCCATGTCCTGCCGTCCTTTACCCGCGCAAAGCTGCTCGCGCGCCTCAACCTCCCCGCCGTCACGCCGGCGGAGGTCCGCGCCAAGGCGGTGAACGCCCTTTCCCGGGATGCCATCTGGGCGGCCTACGGCCGCGCGATCGACAAGCACAAGCAGCGTGCGCATGACCGCGTGGCGGTCCTGGCCGACGTCGCGACGCTGGTCGCGGCCGGGCAGCCCCACACCATCGCGGTCATGGAAGTGGCCGCCGCGCGCAAGGTCTCGCAGCGCAGCATCTACGCCTGGTCGGCCCTTGTTGGCGGCGCCAGGCGCGACGACTGGGCCGCATACCTGGTGCCCCGGTATGCCGGCACCGCCGGCCCGCGCGCGGCCTGCGACGACGATGCCTGGGAATGGCTGCGGTCGGCCTACCTGCGCGCATCCCGCCCGACCTTCGACCAGTGCTGGCGCGACCTGCAGCAGGTGGCCGCGCAGCGTGGCTGGGGGCTGCCATCCGCGCGCACCATGCGCCGGCGGATCGATGCGCTGGACCCGGTGCTGGTGACCTACAAGCGTGAGGGCGAGGACGCTGCCGCGCGCATGTTCCCCGCGCAGCGCCGCGACCGTTCCATGCTTCACGCCCTGCAGTGGGTGAACGCGGACGGCCACCGCTTCGACGTGTTCGTGAAGTGGCCGGACGGCACCGTCGCGCGCCCCATGGTGGTGTTCTTCCAGGACCTGTTCAGCGGGAAGATGCTGTCGTGGCGCGTGGCGCAGGCCGAAACCGGCGACAGCTTCCGCCTGGCCTTCGCCGACGTGGTGGACCGCTGGGGCATCCCCGAAGCCGTCACCATCGACAACACGCTGGCGGCTGCCAACAAGACCATGTCGGGCGGCCTGAAGCGCCGCTTCCGCTTCAAGGTGCGGCAGGAAGAACCGCTCGGCATCTTCGCCAACCTGGGCGTGCAGGTGCACTGGGCCAGGCCCTTCAGCGGCCAGTCGAAGCCCATCGAGCGCGCCTTCGGCGATTTCGCGCGCGACATCGCCCGCCACCCCGCCTTCGCCGGCGCCTATACCGGCAACAGCCCGGACGCCAAGCCGCACGACTACGGCACCAAGGCCGTGAAGCTGGCCGAATTCGTGAGCGTGCTGGAAGCCGGCGTCGCCGAGCACAACGCGCGTGAGGGCCGCACGGCCGCGAACTGCAAGGGCGGGTCCTTCGACCAGGCCTTCGCCGCGAGCTACGCCGAGGCCCCCATTCGCGTGGCGACCGAAGACCAGCGCCGCGTGCTGATGCTGGCGGCTGAGGAAGTGCGCGTCCGGCGCGACGGCACCCTGCACCTGCTGGGCAACCGCTACCACCACCAGCTGCTGAGCCGCGCGATCGGCCGGCCCGTGGTCATCCGCTTCGACCCCGACCACCTGCACGCGCCGGTGCATGTGTTCCTGGCGAACGGGGACTTCCTGGTCACCGCCGAATGCGTGGCCGATGTGGGCTTCGGCGACACCGACGCCGCGCGCCGCACCGCCGCCGCCGTCAAGCAGCGCCGCAAGGGGATCAAGCTGCTGGCCGAGGCCGAGGCGCGCATCAGCACCGAGCAGCTGGCCCGCGACATGGCCGCCGCCCGCCGCGCCGATGCCGAACCGCCCGAGCGCACCGTGATCCGCCCGCTGTTCCACGGCGCCGCCGCGCTCAAGCCGGTGCGCTCCGAGGACGAGGAAGCCGCCGCCGACGACCGCTTCACCGCCGCCCTGCGCAGCCATCGGGAGGCGGCCGGCCGGCCGTACCTGCGCGCCGTCCCTGACGACGATCCCGACGACGCCTGACCCCCTTCCACCCACGGCAACCCCGGAGCCGAACATGCCAAGCGACGCACCCGACCCAAGCTGGACACCCGAGGCGATCGACGCCGCGCGCGCGGACATCCGCCGCATCGCCGCCGAACGCCAGATGTCGATCGCGCACATCGCGCGGGAGGCGGGCGTGCCGAACGGCACTTTCAGCACCTGGCTGAATGCGTCCTACACCGGCCGCAACGACCGCATCGCCGAACAGGCGAAGCGCTGGATCGCGTCGCTGGCGGACCGCGACGCCGCGCGCGCCATCGCGCCCGATGCGCCCACCTTCCAGATGACGCCGACGGCCGAGGCGATGTTCACCCTGTTCGCCCATGCCCAGCACATGCCCGACCTGGTGGTGATCGCCGCCGGTGCGGGCTGCGGCAAGACGTCCAGCGCCTGCGCCTACACGAGGCGCAACCCCAACGTCTTCAAGGTAGTGGCGGAACCCTGCGCCAACGGCCCGCGGGCGGTCATGGAGGACCTCAGCCGGGCCTGCGGCATCATGGACCGCGCGGGCACGGCGCTGCACCGCGCATCCCGCGTGCTGGTGGACCGGCTGCGCGGGTCGCAGGCGCTGATCATCATCGACGAAGCGCAGCACCTGACCACGCCGGCGATCGACCAGCTGCGCACCATCCATGACAAGGCCGAGGTCGGCGTCGCGCTGGTGGGCAACGAGACGGTGCTGTCCCGCCTGGAAGGCGCGGGCCGCACGGCGGAATTCGCGCAGCTGTTCTCCCGCGTGGGCATGCGCCTGAAGCGCGCACGGCCGCAGCGCGGGGACATCGACGCGCTGCTGGACGCCTGGAGTATCGAGGGCGCGCAGGAACGCAAGCTGCTGCACCTGATCGCCCGCAAGCCGGGCGCGCTGCGCGGCATGACGAAGGCGCTGCGGGTGGCGCACATGGTGGCCGCGGCAGAACGCCGCGCCCTGGCACCGGAGGATATCCGGCAGGCCTGGGAGAGGCTGAGCAGCGACACGACGCTGGGCGGGGAGGCTGCGTGATGCCCTTCCCCATCGACAACCCGTTCGACGGCCGCGGCGCCATGCCAGCCGCCCCGCCTCGCCGTCCCGCCGGCATCGAATGCGCCCCCACCTGGCTCGGCCTGCTGCCCGCTCTGCTGACCATCACGCGCGATGCCGAGACGCCGGAGGCACGCCAGACCGGCATGCGCGAAATGCAGCGCATGGCGCGCCTGGCCGACGCCGCCGCCCAGCTGGCGCTGGCGCTGCGGCCCCAGCTGACGCCGCAGGCCCGCCGCGTGGTCGAGGAAGCCAGCAACGCCGAACGCGTGTGCGGGTCGCGCGACGTGGCCGCCGCGCTGGACTTCCTGCTGTCCCGCCAGGATGCCGCGAAGGCCGCCCTGGCCTCGGTGGAGGCCCGCTGACATGCCCAAAAAGTCCCCCTTCGCCGAGCTCGCCGACAACCTCGAAGACCTGTCGGCCATCTTCGAACCGCGCCAGCGCGGCGGCGGCGCCATCTCCGCCGGCCAGGCCCGCGCGGTGGTGCAGGCCCTGAAGGCGAATGCCGATCTCGCCCGCCTGGGCGAACGCCAGCGGCAGGTGCTGCTGCGCCTGGCCGGCAACCCGGTCGAGGACGGCATCACCGTCGTCCTCGCGCCCTTCACCGCCATCGAAGGGGGGCGCGCATGACGCCGCGCGCCGAGGCCCTGCGCGACGCCGCCCTGGTGCAGCAGGTCGATGCGCTGCGCGCCGAACTGCGCGACCTGCGCCGCGAGGTCGCCGACATGCCGCCGCCCATCCCCGTGCCGTCGATCGCCCGGCTGGTCGCCGCCGTGGTCGAGGAATTCGACATCACGGAACGCGCCATCCTGTCCCCGCGGCGCGACCCAGCCTTCGCCCTGCCGCGCCAGGTGGTGATGCACCTGGCGGTGACCCGGCTGTGCAAATCCCTGCCCACCATCGGCCGCTGCCTGAACCGCGACCACACGACGGTGCTGCACGGCAGCCGCGCCATCGCCGCGCGGATCACCAAGGACCCTGCCCTGGCCGCGCGCGTGGAGCGCCTGGCCGCCGCCATCGAAACCCCCATGGAGCCCCGCGCATGAACGCCATCATCGGCCGCACCAAGCGGCGTGCCGAAACCGTACCGGCCGCGCGCGATGCGCAGGAGGCGAACGCCTTCCTCGCCCGCATCGGCGAATTGAACCGCCTGACCCTGCTGCACGAGGCCGCGCTGGCCGAAGCCATCGCGAAGGCGAAGGAGAGCACGGCCGCGACCGTCGCGGACCTGACGAAGGAGGCCGACACGCTCGGCCGCGGCCTGCAGCTGTGGGCCGAGGCGAACCGGCACCTGCTGACCGATGGCGGCAAGACCAAGACGGTGAAGCTGGGCACCGGCACCATCGCCTGGCGCACGGCGCCGCCGTCCGTGAAGATCAAGGGCGCGGACGACGTGCTGGCCCACCTGGTCGAACACGGCATGGAGGAATTCCTCCGCCGCAAGGTCGAGGTCGACAAGAACGCGATGCTGTCCATGCCCGAGGCCGCGGCGAAGGTGCCGGGCGTGACCATCGCCTCGGCCGGCGAGGAATTCGTGATCGAACCCGCCGGCGCCGGGGAGATCGGGTGATGTCCTGGACACCGATCAAGCGGCCAAGCACCGCCAAGAACCCGCGGGCGGTCTCAGTGCTGAGCAAGGCGCCAGGACGCCGCGTTGCGGGCGGGCTGACCATCACCCTGCGCGCGGCGCAGATGCCGGAATGCACCTTCCTCAAGGCGGGCGAGAGGGTGGACGTGCTCGCCGGCGGCGGCGACCACGCCGGCATGCTTCGCATCCAGCCGGGCACCGAATTCCGGTTGTTCGGCGTGGGCAAAGCCTCGGTCCAAGCACCGCTGCTGCTGCGCGGCGTGCCGTTGCCCCGCGGCGTCGAGGCAATCGACCGCCGCCCGGTCGATGTCGAGTTCGACTATGGCGACACCTGGGTCGAGGTCACTTTGCCCGAATGGGCTCGGCCGTCGGCGCCGGCGCCGGCGCCCGCGCCCGCTCCGCGCACCAGCCTGATGGACCGCGTGCCCGACCCGGTCGCGCCGCTGCGGGGTGCGCGCGCATGAGCCCGCCGACGCTCGACCAGCTGATCCGCCGCATCGTCGGCGCGGCCTTCGATGCCGGGCAGGCCTCGGCCGGTCGGCCCGCCGCCGACCGTGCGAAGGTCCGCGAAGACCAGCTGGTCTACGGCCTGGCCGTCCTGCGCGGCCATGTCGAGATCGAGGCCGCGCGCCTGTCGAAGGATGCCGCGTGATGCGCCGCGCCATCCTCGCCGCCGCGGCGATCGGCGCGCTGCTGGCCGCCGCGCCGCCGGCGACCAGCCAGGCGCCGGTGCGTGTGATCGACGGCGACACCATCGCCGTGCGCGGGGTGACGATCCGCATCATGGGCCTGGATGCGCCGGAGCTGCACGGCGCCTGCCCGGCCGAAGTGCTGCTGGCGCAGCGTGCCCGCGCGCGGCTGCAGGCGCTGCTGGCCGGCCCGTATTCGATCGAACGCCACGGCCGCGACCGCTACGGCCGCGCCCTGGCCCGCGTGCGGGATGCACAGGGCCGCGACGTGGCGGCGGTGATGGTCAGCGAGGGCCTGGCCCATGCCTACAGCGGGCGCGGGCCGCGCGGCGGGTGGTGCTGATGGACGCGCTGCTCCCCGTCACGCTGACCGAACAGATCGATGCAGTGCAGGCGCAGCGCGACTACCTGGCGCGGTCTGCGCAGTGGCGCGCCGCGCGGCGCGGCTTCAGCCGGGCACAGCACGCGCGCGACCTGGAGCGCCTGGATGCGGCGATCGCGAGCCTCCGCCGGCTGCTGGAGATCGGGCGAGCTGCGCTCGACGCGATGGACAACGGCTGATGAGCGCTCGCGTCCCCGCCCCGATCCGTACCGCCCTGCTGCGCGCCTACAAGGCATGCCTGGCGAAAGCCGACCCGCAGATGCGCGACCTTCTCGCCGAGGCCTTCGTGCGCGAACTGCGTGAGGGCCTGTGGCTGCACGAGGAGTTCGTGATGCCGCGGGGCGCGCGCCTCGAAATCAGCCTGCGTGTCACCGCGCACCTGCCCGAGCTTCCGCCAGAATCGCTCCGCATCGCTGGGCCGAAGCCATGAACGCCCTGGCGCCCCGCATCGCTGCCATGCAGCCCGACCTCGCCGCGATCGAGGGCGTGATCCTGCTGATCGAGGACGGCGCGCGCGCATCGCGCGACCTCGACGCCGCGGTGTTCGAGGCGCTGGGCTGGCACGTCACGCGCGCCTGCATCACCGACCCGCGCCGGTCCTGGACCGTGCTGTCGCCGCTGTCCACCGCCGCCCTGCCGCTGCCGCGCGCATCCAAGCGCATCGACTGCGCGAAGGGCCTGGTGCCGCCGGCCTGGGATTGGGGCGTGGGCGAACGCAGCAACGATGGCACCGCCTGGTGCCACAACCGCCGCCGCCAGGGCGACAGCCGCCTGCTGTGGTTCGAAGCCAAGGCCGCCACGCCGGCGCTGGCGCTGACGAAGGTGGCGCTGCACGCCCAGCGCGCCCTGCTGGCGGCCCGCGTCGCCGCCAGGGCGCTGGACGCCCGGCGCCTGTGCGCCTGCGGCTGGACCGGCCCGCTGGGCGCCCTACGCCCGCGCCGCGACAGCCTGGCCCTGTTCTGCCCCGACTGTGACCGCCCCGCCGCCGAGATCGCCGCATGACCCAGCGCAGCCTGTTCCCCCGCGATGGCCTTCCAGCGCGCCTCAAGGCCCCCTTCGAAGACTTCTGGAAGGCATACCCGCCGCGCCGTCCGAACCCGCGCGCGCTGGCCGAGGCCGAATTCGCCAAGGCCGTGCAGGCCGGCGCCGACCCCGCCCACCTGGTCGCCGCCGCCGGCGCCTATGCCGCCGAGATCAAGCGCAAGGGGATTGCCGAGGACTTCGTGGTTCATGCCGCCACCTTCCTGCGCCAGCGCCGGTTCATCGACTACCAGGCGGCAGCGGAACCGGCGGCCCCGACGCGCGCGCACGCGGTGGAGCCCGACCACGCGCTGTGGCCTCACCTGCGCGGCGTCGTCTCGGACGTCGAGTTCATCCGCTGGATGCAGCCCTTGCAGGTGCTGTCCCTCAGCGAGGGCCATGCCGCGCTGCTGGTCGCCCCCACACGCTTCCACCGGGACTGGCTGCGACGGAACTACGCCGACCTGGTGAAGGGCGCGCTGCGCGTGCGGCGGCTGGATATCGATGTCATGGAGGACGTGCAGCCGTGACCGCCGACACCCGCCCGATGCTGGCGAAGATCCACCTGGCGAAGAAGCAGCTGGCGCTGACCGACGACAGCTACCGCGACATCCTGCGCCGCATCACCGGCGTGGATAGCTCGGCGAAGATGCGCGCCGACCAGCTGGACGCCGTGCTGCGCGAATTCGCGCGCCTGGGGTGGAAGCCCAAGCCCAGCGCCAAGCGCAGCGCGACGCCGCAGGTGCGGATGATCCACGCGGTGTGGAAGGACATCGTGGCGCTGCAGGGCCACGGCGACGCCGCCGGCCTGCGCAGCTTCGTGCGCCGCCAGACCTGCACCGAGGATCACCCGGACGGCGTCGACAGCCCGGAATTCCTCACGGGCGAGATGGCCGAGCGCGTGCTGGAAGGCCTCAAGGGCTGGCGCGCCCGGCTGCGGCGCGGGCAGGCGGCGTGATGAGCTACCGCCTGTCCCGCTGGCGGGTGCGGCGGCGCGCGCGGCGCTTCGCGCGGATGCTCGCCGCCCTGCCGCCCGATGCGCGGGCGTTTGTCATCCTGGTGATGAGGGCAACGCCGTAATGTCAGCGGCGCGGGGTGGGCGGATCGACTTGTGTGGCCAGCGCCATGGCGCGCTGCCGTGCAACCGCCTGGTCCTGCGCGCCCAGACGACCGCAGTCGAAGCGGACATTGGCGGTGTCGGACGCGTCGGCCTCGGCGTGTCCCTGAGCCACAATGAGCAGGCGCCATGCGCAGGCCTCGATGTGGTTCGGCGCCACGCCGGGCGCCGAACCGCGCAGCAGGAACGCGACATTGCGCTGTGCGTGGTACTCGCCCCGGTATGCACGAGGCAGGGCCGCACTGAAGGTGCGCCGGTCCACTTGGCACCACTCAGCGTCGTTGCCCGACAAACCCTCGCAGCTGCGCAGGAAGCGTTCGGCCTGTCCCGTAGGCGCCTGCGGCCCAGGCTGGGCTCGGGTTCGTACCGGCGGCGTGCAGGGTTCGACCGGGGCCGCCGTCAGCGGGCGGGCGATGCTGTCGCACTCCCTCGCCGATGGCGGCTGTGCGCCTGCTGCGATGGGCGCGCAAACCAGCACAGCGACGAAGGCCAGCATTCGCATCTCGTGATCTCCCGGGGTGTCGGACGAATGATGTCGGCAATCGTCCCGCGCGGTGCAAGCGCGGAATGACGCCGCCCCCACCCCCCGCCGAGCTCGCTTGGCTCGCCGACGCCATCGGCGCCGACGCCACGCTGAAGCTGATCGAAACGCATGGCGGCCGGCGCCTCTACATCCCGAAGGCGCCGAACCAGGGCAGTCAGATCGCGCGTGAGCTCGGCCTGCCCGCCGCGCAGGCCCTGGCGGCGCTGCGCGGCGGTGAGGACATCAAGGTCCCGCTCGCGCGCGCCTGGCGCGTCAGGCTGTATCGCGCGCGCCGCTGGACCTGGTCGGCCATCGCCGGGAAGCTCGGCATGACCGAAAGCCAGGTCGGCAAGCTGCTGCAGGCCGCCGGCGCCACCCACCCGCAGCCGGACCTGTTCGACCAGCGATAGGTCCCGCCCGCGCCCGCGGGCATGAACGCACACCCCGTGCGCGCGCGATGGTCGGGCATGTCCAGCACCGCACCCGGCCCCGGCCTGCTGTCGCCCCGCGATCATGCCCGCATGCGGGGTGTGCATCCCGACCTGGTGCGCGTGATTGTCCGCGCCCGAACGCGCGTGCCCTTCATCGTCACGGAAGGCCTGCGCACCCGCGAACGCCAGGTGCAGCTGGTGTCGATCGGCGCCAGCCAGACCATGAATTCCCGCCACCTGACCGGCCACGCCGTCGACCTCGCCTATTGGCTGGATGACGGGGACGGCGCGCCGGAGGGCGGCGAAATCCGCTGGGACTGGCCGCTCTATGCCCGCATGGGCGAAGCGGTGAAGCAGGCCGCGCGGGAGGAAGGCGTGCCCATCGTGTGGGGCGGCGACTGGGCGTCCTTCCGCGACGGCCCGCACTTCGAGCTCGACCGGAAGCACTACCCGTGACCCCCGGCATGCTGCCGAAATCGACGCGCAGCTTCAGCCGCGGCGTGGTGGTCATCAACTGCGCCGCCGCGTGGCTGGCGGTCGCCGTTGCGATGTTCCGCGGGGAGGGCGTGGCCGCCATCGTCGTGCCCGCCGCCCTGACGCTGATCGCGTGGCTGGTGGCCGGGTACATGGGCGTGGGCGCGGTGGACTTCCGCACCGCCGTGCAGGCCGCCAAGCCGCCTGACGCGTCGCCGGTCGAGGCACCCAAGCCGTGATCGCCCGCATCCTCGCCTGGGTCGGCGGCGGCAAGGCGCTGCCCTGGGCCGCCGGCGCCGTCGCGCTGGTCATCATCGGCCTGGCCGGCGCCTGGCGCCTGGAAGTCGCGCAGCGCGAAGCCGCGGACCTGCGCACCGCCGCCGCGCAGGCGCAGCTGGCCACCGCGAATGCCGCGCTGGCGGACCGCGCGAACGTCATCGCCGCCCTGGGCCGCCAGGAACAGGCCACGGCCGACCTGCGCGCCGAACTCGAACCGACCCGGAGGGCGATCTATGCCGCGCCGCGCACCACGGCCTGCTTGGCCAGCCCTGTCGTTCGCGCTGGCATTGACAGCCTGCGCGCTGCCCGCGCCGGCCCCGCCGCCGCCCGCCCTGGCGCTGTCGCAGGGCCTGCTGGTGTGCCGGGAGCGCCCCTCGGTGCCGCTGTTGGAACAGGACGCTGACCTGATGCTGTGGATCCTCGACCTCGACGAAGCCGGGGAGGACTGCCGCCAGCGGCTGTCCCGGGTGCGCGAAGTCATCGGCCCCGTGGACCGCGAATAATGGCCGACAACGCCGACCGCGCGAGCGACCTGGAAGAACACCACCGCGCCGCCGCGCTGCGCCGCCACCAGGAACGCATGGCGCGCATGGGCATCGCCGCGCCGCCGCCCAAGCCGCCCGAAAAGGACGACGACGCGTGATCGCCTTCGAATGGAAGGACCTGGCTTGGATGTTCGCGGTCGGTGCTGGCGCCGCGACCGTGCTGATCGGCTTCGTGCGCTGGAAGCTGGCGGCGGACTTCGCCAAGGCCGCCGATGTGGCGATCATCAACGGAAGGCTCGCGGCCATGGAACAGCGGCTGACGCAGGTGCCGTCGCATGAGGACCTTCGCGCGCTGCAGAACCGCGTGGGCGGGCTGGAGCGCGAGGTCGCGGTGGTGGGCGAGAAGGTCAGCGGCCTCGGGCAGATCATGGTGCGCGTCGAGCACCAGGTGAACCTGGTCAGCCAGCACCTGATCCAGGAGGGGCGCTGATGTCCGGCTTCACGCACATCCTGGCCGAGGACCGCCGCCTGGTGATCCTGCGCGCGCTGGCCGAGGACCATGACTACAGCCTGAACGACTTCGTCCTGAAGCGCGCGCTGGCGTCGCTCGGCCACGATGTCTCGCGCGACATGCTGCGCGGCGATCTGACCTGGCTGAAGGATCAGCGCCTGCTGCGCGTGCGCGAAATGGACGACGGCGCCATCTGGGTCGCGATCGCAACCGAAGATGGCGTGGACGTCGCCCGCGGCCGGCCGCATCCGGGCGTCGCGCGCCCGGCGCCGCGCTGAACGGGGCGCGCCATGCCGCGCCCGTCCAAGATCGACCGCCTGCCCCCGGAGATCCGCGAGGCCATCGGCCGCCTGCGCGACCACGGCCGCACGCTGGATGAGATCCTCGAACACCTCCGCACCATGGAGATCGAGGTCAGCCGCAGCGCGCTCGGCCGCCATGTGCTGTCGATGGAGAAGGTGGGCGAGCGCCTGCGCCGGTCCCGCGCCGTGTCGGAAGCCCTGGTGCGCCAGCTGGGCGACGCGCCCGAGAGCAAGACGGCGCGGCTGAATATCGAGCTGCTGCACAGCTTCATCTACGACCTGCTCGCCAGCGCCGAGGACGTGACGGAGGGCGAGGAGGTGAACCTCGCGGCCGAAGTCCTGAAGAACCCGAAGGCCCTGGCGCTGTTCGCCGAGGCGACCGAACGCCTGACCAAGGCCAGCCGACACAACGCGGACTTCGTGCAGAAGGTCGAGGAACGCGCCGAGGCGCGCGGCAAGCGCGACGCGGTCAAGGCGGTCGAGAGCGTGGCGAAGGATAAGGGCCTCAGCGCCGACACGCTGGCCGCGATCAAGGCCGGCATCTTCGGGGTGAAGGCATGAAGCGCAACATGACGTCAGGCGAGATGACCATCAGCGTCGCGGGGCTGGCGATCCACATGAGCCTTGCCCTCGGCGGTGAGGAGCGCACCGCGGTCTTGTCCGCAGAGCAGGCACGGGTGGTCGCGCGCAGCCTCCTGGAGGCGGCGGCGAGTGTAGAGGCCGTCGGCCAGGTCCACGGGCACGCCTGATGCTCTGCGCCCTCGCCCTCATCCTGCTGCTGGACAGTTCGGGCAGCGTGCCCGACCGCGCGTGGGACATGCAGGTGCAGGCGCATGCCGACGCCCTGGCCGACCCGGCGATCGGCGCCATCATCGCGCGTGAGGGCGGCATCGCCGTCATGGTCGCGGGCTTCGATGACGCACCGCGCCCCTTGGTGTCCTGGCGGTTCCTGGACGGCCCGGCCGATGCGCTGGCCATGGCGCGCTCGCTGGCGGGCGCCCCGCGCCCCGGGAACGGCATGACGGCCACCGGCCGCGCCCTGGCCTTCGCCCTGGACGAACTGCGCCGCGCCCCCTGCGTGCCCGACCGCCAGGTGGTTGACCTGGTCACCGATGGCCCGGGCGATGACGCCGCCGTGCTGGACCGCGCCCGCGCCGAGGCCGAGGCGCGCGACGTGCGGGTGAATGCCCTGGCCGTCATCACCTATCCGGGCATCGACGCGCCGGCCTGGCTGCGCGCGAACGTGGTCACCCCGGGCGGCTTCGTGATGGCGGCGGACGGGTGGGAGGACGTGGCCGCGGCGCTGCGCCGGAAGATCACCTGGGAGATCTCCGGGCGATGATGCTGGCCGTGGCCTTGGGCGCCTTCGTGCTGGGCGGGATAGTCGGGCTCTGCATCGGCATGGCCTTCGCGGCGCTGCTGCTGACGCTGGACCCACCGCGATGACAGACCGTTCGCGCTACGCGCCGGGCCTGCAGGCACTGCTGCATCAACTCGACCAGGAAGGGCTGACCACCATCGTGCGGGCCGGCCGAAGCGCCGATATCGACCAGGTGATCCGTCTGGCTGGGCTTGGCCTGGTCTCGTCCAGCCGCCGCCGCCTCTCCGCGGGTGAGAAGGACTGGCGGCTGTACTTCACGAAGGTTGGCAGCGCGCTGCGCAAGCTGCTGGCCGCCGAGGCCGCGCGCGCATGACCGCCATCGCCTTGCCCGAAGTGTTCCTGCCCTATCAGCAGGAACTGATGTCCTCGGTCTCGCGCCTTGCCGTGACCGTCGTGGAAAAGTCCCGCCGCACCGGCTTCTCCTGGGCGGCCGGCGCGATCGCCGCGCTCACCGCCGCCGCCGTGCGCGCCGCCGGCGGGCAGGACGTGTTCTACATCGGCTACAACCTGGAGATGGCGCGGGAGTTCATCGACTACGTCGCCGACTGGTCGAAGCAGCTCTCCCCCGCCGCCGTCACCGTCCAGGAAACCTTCTTCACTGATCCCGATCGGCCGGAGAAGGAGATCAAGGCCTTCCGCATCGAATTCGCGTCGGGCCACAAGGTGCTGGCGCTGCCATCCATGCCGCGTGCGCTGCGCGGCATGCAGGGCCTGGTCATCATCGACGAAGCCGCCTTCCACGATGACCTGCCCGAACTGCTCAAAGCCGCCTTCGCGCTGCTGATCTGGGGCGGCAAGGTGCTGATCATCAGCACCCACAACGGGGACACGAACCCGTTCAACGTGCTGGTCAACGACATCCGCGCGGGGCGGAAGCCCTACCACCTGCTGCGCTGCACCTTCGACGACGCGCTGCGCGACGGCCTGTTCCGCCGCATCTGCCTGACCAAGGGCGATGCCTGGTCGCGCGAGGCCGAGGCCGCCTGGCGTGCCGAGATCATCGGCTTCTATGGCGATGCGGCGGACGAAGAACTGCACGTCATCCCCTCCGCGGGGTCCGGCACCTGGTTGTCCGGCGCGCTGATCGAAGCGCGGATGGAACCCGGGATCCCGGTGCTGCGGTGGGAACCGCCGAAGGACCTGGTCTTCCAGCCCGAACACATCCGCCGCGCCGCCGTGCGGGACTGGTGCGAGGAACACCTGGCGCCGGTGCTGGCCACGCTGGATCCCGACACGCCGCACGCCTTCGGCTGGGACTTCGGCCGCTACCACGACCTGTCGGCGCTGTGGCCGCTGGCGATCGGCCGCGACCTGGTGCGCCGCACGCCCTTCGTTCTCGAGCTGCGTGGCGTGCCGGCCGAGGAACAGCAGCAGGTGCTGTTCTACGTGCTCGACCGCCTGCCGCGCCTGCGCGCCGGCAAGATGGACGCCGGCGGCCAGGGCTTCACCACGGCCGAGAACACCATGAAACGCTACGGCCAGCGCATCGAGATGGTGACGCTGTCCGAGCCCTGGTACCGCGAGAACACCCCGCCCCTGAAGGCCGCCTTCGAGGACGCGATGATCACCGCGCCGCAGGACCGCGAGATCCTGGACGACCTGCGCCTGGTCAAACTGGTGCGCGGCGTGGCCCGCGTGCCGGACCTGCGCAGCGGCGCGCCGGGCAAGAAGCGCCACGGGGACAGCGCCATCGCCCTGTTCCTGGCGCATGCCGCGTCCCGCGCCGAGCCCGAGGAATACGGCTACCGCGCCGTCACGCCGCAGGCCGCCGAGATGTTCGAACGCCCCGAGGTCGGCCAGAGCTACCGCGTGTTGCGGGGGGCGCTGTGACCGACGCGAAGCAGGGCTTCGTCACGGTGCTGACGGCGCTGTGGCCGGTGCGCGGCGCCGGCGCCCGCCCGCCTCTCGCGGACTGGCTCGCCTGCCGCGACATCAACGAGCTTTGGGCCGCGGCGAAGTCCGGCGCCGTGACCCCGGAGGCCACTGAGCCATGACCATCCTCGACCAGTTCGGCACGCCGATCGCCGCCGGTGACATCAAGCGCCTGGCCGAACCTGCCGCCGTGGCGACGGCCGGCGTCGGTTCCGCCCGCGGCGTGTTCAGCGAGAGCATCACCGATGGCCTGACCCCCGCGCGCCTCGCCACCATCCATCGCCAGGCCGCGCTGGGCTACCCGCGCGACTACCTGCTGCTGGCCGAGGATATCGAGGAACGCGACCTGCACTATTCGGCCGTTCTCGGCACCCGCAAGCGCCAGGTGGCGCAGCTGCCCATCGCGGTCGAGGCTGCCTCCGACGATGCCGACCACCAGGCGCATGCCGACTTCCTGCGCGAATGGATGACCTCGGGCGTGCTGGAGGAAGCGCTGTTCGATGTGCTGGACGGCCTCGGCAAGGGCTTCTCCGTCATGGAGATCATGTGGCGCACCGAACCCGGCGCCATCGTGCCGGAGAAGTTCGTCTATCGCCCGCAGCGGTGGTTCGACATCGACCGCACGGATGGCGACACGCTGCTGCTGCGCGAGGGCATCAGCGGCCAGCCGCTGGCCCCGCACAAGTTCCTCGTGCACCGCCACCCCACGAAATCCGGGCTGCTGCTGCGGTCGGGCCTGGCGCGCATCGCGTCCTGGGCATGGATGTTCAAGGCCTTCACGCTGAAGGACTGGGCCATCTTCGTGCAGAACTACGGCATGCCGCTGCGCATCGGCCGCTATGGGCCGGAGGCCAGCGCGGCGGACCGCGATGTGCTGTTCAGCGCCGTGTCGTCCATCGCCGGCGACTGCGCCGCCATCGTGCCCAAGGGCATGGAGATCGAATTCGTCGAGGTGAAGAACGCCGCCGACGGATCGGAGCTCTACGAAAAGCGCGCCGAATGGCTGGACCGCCAGGTGTCGAAGGCGGTGCTCGGCCAGACCACCACGACCGATGCGGTCTCCGGTGGCCACGCGGTCGCGCGCGAACACCGCCTGGTGCAGGAGGATATCGAGCGCTCCGACGCGCGCATGCTGTCGATGTCCATCACGCGGCAGATCGCGCAGGCCATCATCGCCTTCAACTTCGGCCCGCAGGACCGCTACCCCACCATCCGCATCGGCCGGCCGGACGAGGTGCCGCTGGCGCAGGTGGTGGACGCGCTGCACAGGCTCGGCCCCATCGGCCTGACGGTGGAAGCCAGCCAGGTCCGCGACCGCCTGGGCTTCGCGGATCCGGCGGAGGGCGAAGGGGTGGAGCTGATCGGTGGCCGCCCGCCGCCGCCACCCGCGCCCGTGCAGCCGCCACCCGGCGCGCCGACCGTGCCGCCGGCGATCCAGTCCGCGCTGCGCCGCCTGCTGGTCTCCCGCCACGCCAGCGAGCCCGACCCCGAGCATGTCGAGGCGCTGACCGAACGCATGGCGCAGGACGCGCGCGGCGCGATCGCCGGCCTGACCGATGCCGTGCGCGCCGAGCTCGAAGCCGCGACCGACATGCAGGACCTGGCGCGCCGCCTCGCCGGGCTGCAGCTGGACCCGGTGGCGCTGGCCGAGGCGATCGGCCGCGGCCTCGCGCTCGCCCACCTGGCGGGCGAGGCCTCGCTGATCGACGAACTCCGGCGGGGCTGACCCGCCATGTCCGGCACCACGGCCGAGGGCATCGGCCTGCCCTTCCGCGAGGCGATCGCGTTCTTCCGCGGCAAGGCCAACCAGCCGACGCAGCACTGGACCGATGTCTGGCAGGAAGGGCACTCGCGGTCCTTCATGGTCGCCGGCGCCGCCACCGATGCGCTGCTGAACGACTTTCGAGGCGAGATCCAGCGGGCACTTGAACAGGGCACAACGCTGGCGGATTTCCGCAAGGCGTTCCCCGAGATCGTGGCGCGCCACGGCTGGGCGCATAACGGGTCGCCCGGCTGGCGCAGCCGCATCATCTTCGAGACGAACCTGTCCACCGCCTATGCCGCCGGGCGGTATGCCCAGCAGACCGAACCCGACACGCTCGCGGCCTTCCCCTACTGGCAGTACGTGCATTCGCGGGCCCAGCATCCGCGCCGCCAGCACCAGGCGTGGGACGGCCTGGTGCTGCGCGCCGACGACCCGTTCTGGCGCACCCACTATCCGCCGAATGGCTGGCGCTGCGGCTGCCGCGTGCGGCCCCTGTCCGGGCGCGACCTGGCGCGGCAGGGCAAGGCGGCGACGGATGCCTCGCCGGAGATCCGCACGCGGGAATGGCGCAACCCGCGCACCGGCGCGGTCAGCCAGGTACCGGAGGGGATCGACCCGGGCTTCGCCTATAATCCTGGCCAGGCGTGGCGCGGCGGCGCGCCCGAGCTGCCGGCCGATGCCCGCACGCGTGTGCCGCCGGCGTCCTTCCCGCCGCCAGCGCCCGGCACGGATCCCGGGCCAGCCTGGCGTGCCTGGCTGGCCGATCGTGAGGCGGCGGGATATCGGCCGGACGGTTCGGCGCAGATCCTCGGCGAATTCAGCGCGCGTGCGGCTGCGTTGCTCGCGGCGCGCCGCCTGGCGCCGGAGAGCCGGGTCATCGCCATGACGGCGCAGCAGCTGCGGCACGTCACGCGAAAGGTGAAGGGCGACGCAGGCAGGGCGATCTCCATGCAAGATCTGCGGCGCCTGCCGGAGCTGGTGGCGGCGCCGGAAGCCGTGCTGCTGGAACGCGCGACCGGCAACATCCTGCTGGTCTTCACGCCGGCATCCTCCAGCGACGCGCGCCGCGGGAAGCTCGTCGTGCATCTCGATTTCGTCGCGAAGGTGCGCGATGCCGCTGGCGTCCGGCTGCTCAGGCGGTTCAACGGCGTCAAAAGCGGAGGCCTGGTCCCCGCGGCGCGCCTGCGGGACACCGGCCAATACGAACGGATTGAAGGCGATGTGTAGCCGGAGGAGTGACGCCAACTCTCCCAGGACTTCCGGCTGCCAGGGCCGGATAGCCCAGCCGGTCCAGCGTGCTCGGGTCCGGCTACAGGCGGGAATATGGGTCATCGGCGGTGCCGAGGCCAGCAGAAGCTGCACCCAGGTCCAATGAGCGGCGCGCGCCTCACCGCCGAATTCCAGGACGCCGAGATCCGCCGCGCCCTGGCGCAATGGCGCGCCACCGGGCGCAACCCGGTGCCGATGATGCGCGCCGTGGGCACGCGCCTGGTGGCCAACACGCAGGACCGCTTCGACGACGCGACCGCGCCGGATGGGTCCGCCTGGGCCGGCCTCAGTCCCGGCTATGCCAGCCTGAAGCGCGGCCCCGGCATCCTGCGCGAAGCCGGCATGCGTGGCGGCCTGCAGGGCAGCATCACCTTCGACACCGCGGGCAGCGAGCTGGCGATCGGCAGCAACAAGATCTACGCGGGGGTCCATCAGTTCGGCGCCACCATCCGGCCGAAGACCGCGCCCTTCCTGCGCTTCCGCACCGCCACCGGCTGGGCGGCCGTGCGCAGCGTCACCATCCCCGCGCGCCCCTACCTGGGCTTGTCAGCGCGGGATGAGGAGGACACCCTGGACGTGGTCGAATTCTTCCTGCAGCGACGCCCCGCCGGCGCCTGACCGCCCCCGCCGGATGGCCCCTGCGATTTGAACGCGAGTTGAAAGGTATAAGAAGCCACTTTCCCGGCTTCTGCGGGCGCCAACGCTGAACGCCCCGGCTCGGAGCCAGAGGTCCCTCAGCGGCCCTTAAAACGGCTCGGGCGAGATCGCCCCTTCCGCCCGCGCCCGCGGGCATGAACCCGCCCCATCGCGCGTGCGCAATCTGCCGCCGATGGATCACACGGTCATCCTGCATTTCCCCATGCCCGAGGCCGCCGCCGATGCGGTGCCGGAGTGGGTCCACCTGGTGCCCGCCGGTTCCTTCCAGGGGATCGACGGCCGCGGCCCGTATCGCGCGCGGGACCTGGCAGCGCTGGCCGCCGCGTCCATGAAGCCCGGCCGCCTGGTGATCGACGAGAACCACGCGACCGACCTGGCCGCGCCCCGGGGTGAGGCTGCCCCGGCGCGCGGCTGGATCGTGGAGATGCAGGCCCGCGCCGATGGCCTGTGGGGCCGTGTCGAATGGACGGCCGCCGGCCGCGCGCTGGTGGCGGACCGCGCCTATCGCGGCATCAGCCCCGCCATGGCGGTGGACAAGCGCGACAAGACCACCGTGCGCGCCGTGCTGCGCGCCAGCCTGACCAACAACCCGAACCTTCCCCTCGCCACCCTTCACAGCAAGCAGGAGTCCGCCGTGGACCTGTTGAAACTGCGCATCGCGCTCGGCCTGTCCGACGAAGCCGACGAAGCGGCGATCCTCGCCGCGGCCGAGGCCGCCCGGACGGCGATCAGTACCCACGCCGCGCAGCTGAAGCAGATCGCCGACGCCGCGAAGGCCGACAAGCCGGAGGTCGGGGCGATCGTCACCGTCCTGCAGGCGCGCGGCGCGGATGATGGCGCGGCGCTGCGCCAGGAAGTCGTATCCCTCCAGGCGCAGCTGACCACGCTGCAGACCGAGGGCAAGAAGGCCCGCGCGACGCAGGTGGTGGATGACGCCATCCGCGCCGGCAAGCCGATCCCGAAGGCGCTGCGCGACCACTACATCGCGCGCCACGCGGCGGATGCCGAGGCGGTGGAGAAGGAACTCGCCGGCCTGCCCAGCCTGCATGCGGGCGGCGTCATCAAGCCGCCGGCCGATGGCGGCGACGGCGCCGATCCTGTCGTGCTCGCCGCCGCCGCGACCGACTACCAGCGCGCGCAGGCGGACAAGGGCATCTCCATCAGCACGGCCGAGGCCGTGATGCACGTCAGCCAGAAGGGAGCGTCCAAGTGAACCCGCTGCTCTACAAGGCCTTCACGGCGGGTGGCGCGATCAGCCCCTACCGCCTGGTGAAGTTCTCCGCCGCCGAGACGGTGGTGGTCTCCGCCGCCGCGGGCGACTTCCACATCGGCGTGAACTCCGACCTGACCATCGCCTCGGGCGAGCGGGTCGAGGTCATGACCCACGGCATCGCCTTCGCGGAAGCGGGGGCGGCCATCACCATCGGCACGCTGCTGACCGCGGATGCGTCCGGCCGCGTCATCACGGCGGCGCCGGCCGCGGGCGTGAACAACCGCATCATCGGCATTGCCATGGAGGCCGCGACGGCCGCCGGCGACATCATCCGCGTCCTGCTGAGCCCCGGCTCGGTCCAGGGCTGATCCGGGAGCACCTGACCCATGGCCACCACCGCCTTTCCCGTGAACGCCGAGCTGACCGCGATCGCGATCGGCTATAAGAACCGCGACGTCGACCTGATCGCCGACGTCGTGCTGCCGCGCATCATGACGCCGAAGAAGTTCAAGTGGACGCTGTATCCGGCGGCCGATGCCTACACCCTGCCGCCCACCCGCGTGGCGCGCCGCGCCGAACCGGCCGTGGTGGAATTCGGCGGCACCGAGCAGACCGACGAGACGCTGGACTACGGCATCGACGACATCATCCCGAACGACGAGGTCGAGGCCTGGATGTCCATGCCGAAGCCGGCCACCGGCGGCCCGGTTTCGCCGCTGGCGAAGTCCACCGGCCTGATCACCGGCCTGATCCAGCTGGACCGCGAAGTGCGCGTGGCCGGCCAGGTGTTCAACCAGGCGACCTACCCGGCCGCCAACCGCGTGGTGCTCGCGGGCGCGACGCAGTGGTCCGACTTCGTCAACTCCAACCCGGTCGATGCCATCCTGGCCGCGCTGGACGTGCCGCTGTTCCGCCCGAACACCCTGGTCTTCGGCCAGGCGGTTTGGACCAAGCTGCGCCAGCACCCGCGGATGGTCAGCGCCATCCTCGGCAATGACGTGCCCTCGGGCGCCGTCACGCGCGAACAGGTGGCGGCCTTCTTCGAGGTCCGCCGCGTGGTGGTGGGTGCGGGCTTCGTGAACACCGCCCGCAAGGGCCAGGCCGCGACCATGGCGCGCGTGTGGGGCAAGCACGCCGCCGCGCTGTTCACCAGCCAGGACGCGGCCGATGCCGACCAGCCCACCTTCGGCTTCACGGCCCAGTGGGGCACGCGCATCGCCGGCGAGATGGACGAACAGAAGATGGGCCTGCGCGGTTCCAAGCGCGTGCGCGTCGGCGAGAGCGTGAAGGAGATCATCTCCGCCGCCTCCGCCGGCTACTACTTCGAGAACGCGATCGCCTGACCATGAGCGACGCAACCCCCCTGATGGTGGCGATCCGCGCCACCCGACTGATCGATGCGGGCTATGTCCGCATCGACGCCGGCGAGGTCGCCGAGATCCGCGCCGAGCACGCCCCCCAGCTGCTCGACTGCGGCGCGGCCGAGTTGGTCGAGCCCGAGAATGCCGAGGCGCCCGCCTCCGACACCCTGCCGGGCGGCGCCAAGCCCGACAGTGCCGGCGCGTCGCCGGTCGACGCGGCCGAGGCACCTGGCGAAGCCGCGCCGCTGCCGGCGGACGGGGAGGCTCCGGGGGGTGTTGCCCCGGTCCCGGCGGCGGCGCCGGCGACCCGCAAGGGCAAGCGCGCGTGACGACGTCCGTCATGATCCGCAGCCCCGCGCCGAACCACCAGAACGTCATGGTGCAGCTGCAGGTCGTGGGCGCCGACGGCGCCTGGCACGACCAGGGCGAACCGCGCCGGCTGAACGACGGCGAGAGCCTGGCCGAACACCTCTACGGCGGCCGGCGCCTGGTGCTGACCGAAGCCGCGCGGCAGGCCTAACCCGTGCCCTACGCCACCCTCGCCGACATGGCCGCCCGCTTCGGGGAGGCCGAGCTCGTGCGCCTCACCGCGCCCGAGGGCGAGCTGGACGGCCCGGTGGTGGAAGCCGACGTCACCCGCGCCGTGACCGAGGCGTCCGACCTGATCGACAGCTACCTGCGCCGCCGCTACGCCACGCCGCTGGCCGCGCCGATCCCGCCGGCCATCATCGGCGCCGCCTGCATACTGGCGCGCTTCGACCTGGCGCATGGCGAACAGCGCGAACCGACCGAACAGATGCGCCTGGCGCGCAAGGCCACGATCGACTGGCTGATGTCGCTGGCCGATGGGCGTGCGGAACTGCCCGGCGCCGTGGCGCTGTCCGGTGCCTCGGGCGCCGGCGCGCGCGTGTCCGACCGCGACCGCATGTTCACGCCCAACAGCCTGGCGGGCTGGTGATGATGGACTTCATCGCCGATGGCCCGGTCAATGCCGCCTTCGATGGCCTGCAGGCGCGCCTGCGGGCGTTCTTCCCGACATCGCATTTCGGCATGGGCATCGTGCCCGCGCGCCTGACGCCGCTGATCTGGCAGAAGCTGGTGCAGCGCACGCCCTGGATCGGCCTGGGCTTCGCCGGCGTGCAGCCGGATGCCGCCAGCGGGCGCGTGTTCAAGGGCAAGGCGCAGTTCACCGTCTTCGTCTGCGTGAAGAACCTGAATTCCCCGCTGGCGCGCTTCCGTGGCGATGCGCAGGGGCCGGGCCTGATCGGCCTGATCCAGGTCGCCACCGCCTGCCTGCAGGGGCACGAGCTGCGCGACGTCGGCCATGTCGAAGTCACCGGCGTGTCGGTCCTGGCGGTCGAGGGCCTGCAGGACGAAGCGAGCGAGGTCGCCGGCATCAACGTGACGGTGAACTTCGCGCTAGTCGGCCTGGGGGCACAGGATTTCCAAGACTTCCTGCGCCTCGGCCCGACCTGGGAATTCGAACCGCCGCTGACCGAAGGTCCGGCGGACGTGATCACCGTGAGGGCTCCATGACCGAAACCGCCCCCGCCGGCGCGCCCGCGCTCGGCCCTGCCGTCACCGGCTATCGCACGCTGACCGACGGCGACATCGCCATGATGAACCGCATCAAGGCGAAGGAGGCCGAGGTCGCTGAGCTGGTGAACCTGGTGCGCGTGACCGCGCCGGCCGGCGAACCGCAGCGCCAGGCGCAGCTGGCCGTGACGGCGTTCGAGGAAGCCTTCATGCGCCTGGTGCGGGCGGTGGCGCAGCCGGCGAACCCCTTCGTCCGGCATGCTGCTCAGGCTGCGGCCAGCGCGATGCTCAATCCCGCACCCGCGCCCGCGCCGACCGAACCCGCGCGCCAGGTCCTCGGCAAGGAAGCCGCCGCATGACCGAAGCCATCCGCCTGACCGTCGCTGAGGGCCGCCGCGTGCGCATGCCGGACGGCACGCTGCTGGCCGAGGGCACCGAGCACGCCCTCGACCCCACGCCCTTCGTCCTGCGCCGCATCCGCGCCGGCGACCTGGTGCCACCGCCCGTGAAGCCGGCGCGCACCGCCAGCAAGAAGGACTGACCCATGTCGCAGACCCTCACCTTCGAGGAAGTGCCCTACGACTGGCGCGTCCCCGGCACCTATGTCGAGGTCCGCCCCACCTTCGCGAACCTGGGCGTGGTCGGGTACCCGGCGCGCGCGCTGCTCATGGGCCAGAAGCTGGCCGCCGGCACCGCGCCGGTGAACGTGCCGCAGCGCATCACCCGCGCAGACCAGGCGCCCGCGCTGTTCGGCAGCGGGTCCATGGCGGCCGAGATGGCCGCGGCCTTCCGCGCCGCGAACCAGACGACGGACCTGTTCGTGGTGGCGCTGGCGGATCCGGGTGGCGGCACGGCCGCGGCGGGCAGCGTGGTGCTGTCCGGTTCGCCCAGCGCGGGCGGCACGCTGGTGGTCTACATCGGCGGCCAGCGCGTGCCGGTGAACGTGGCGGCTGGTGCAGCGGTGGCGGACATCGCCATCGCGCTGCGCGCGGCCATCAACGCCCGCCCGTCCATGCCCGTGGTCGCCGCCGGCACCGCCGGCACCGTGACCCTGACCGCGAAGCACACCGGCGTTTGTGGCAACAGCATCGACCTGCGGCTGAACCGCCTGGCGGGCGAAGCCACGCCGCCCGGCCTGACGGCGGCCCTCACGGCCCTGTCGGGCGGAGTGGGCAGCCCGGACATCACCACCATCCTGGCCGCGATCGACGCCGAATGGTTCACCGACATCGCCTGCGGCTGGACCGACACGGCGAACCTGAACCTGCTCGTGACCAACCTCGCGACACGGTACATGGCGATGGGCCGGCAGGACGCGCACGCCTATGTCGGGCTGCGCGGAACCTTCGGCACGCTGTCGTCCGCTGGCTCGGCGCGCAACAGCCCGCACCTGACGATGATCGGCGCCGACAACGCGCCCACCAGCCCCTGGGCCTGGGCGTCCAGCCTGTGCGGCGTGGGCGCCTTCCACCTGGCGTCGGATCCGGCGCGCCAGCTGCGCAGCCTGGCGCTGCCCGGCATCATCGGCCCCGACCCGGCCGACCGCTTCACGCTGACCGAACAGGACCTGCTGATGCGCGACGGCATCACCACCTTCGATGTCAACACCGATGGCACGGTCCGCATCTCCCGCGTGATCACGACCTACCAGACCAGCCCGCTGGCCGTGGAGGACACGGCCTGGCTGGACATCACCATCCCGAAGACCCTCAGCCGCATCCGCTACGACTGGTCGGCCTATGTCAGCCTGACCTATCCGCGCAGCAAGCTGGCGGATGATGGGTCGCCGGCGGCCGAGTATTCGGATGCGGTGGTCACGCCGCGCCTGATGAAGGCGACCTGGTCGGCGCGGTGCGCCCTGTACGAGCGCCAGGGCTGGATCGAGGACGCGGCCCGCACTGTGGCCGAGAGCATCTTCGTGCGCGACGGGTCCGACCGGAACCGGATGAACGCGCGCCAGCGGGTGCGCGTCATCGGCAACCTGATGGTGCTCGCCGCCAGCCTGCAGTTCGAAGCGTAAGGAGAAGCGGGATGCAGACCCTCGGCATCGTCGACGTCACCTGGGGTGGCGTGGCCATCCCGATCGAGAAGGGTGGCAAGCTCAAGCTCGGCGGCCTGAAGAACAACGCGGTCATCATGGGCCGCCAGGTGCATCGCGCGCAGGAGATGGAGGCGTCCGAGGTCACGGTCACCACCAACCTCAAGCGCGGCCAGAAGATCAAGGACCTGTATGCCGTTGGCGAGGGCGAGTTGATCGCGCGCTGCGACACCGGCCAGACCTACGTGTTCCCCGAGGCGTTCCTGTCGAACCGGCCCGAAATGACGTCCGGCGAGGGCGGCAAGATCGAGCTGGTCTGGATGGCGGGCGAGCCGGAGGAACTGATCGATGGCTGATATCGCACCGGCCGAAGGCATCGTCGTCGAGATCATCGAGGAAGGCGCACCAGCCGCCGCGCCCGTGATGGATCCCGACGTCGTCGAGATCCCGGAGGATGGCGACGCCACCGGCCTGCCCAAGCATGCCGTGCTGCGCGCCGATGGGTCGGTCGACCTGCCGCTGCGCGCCCCGGTCACGCTGCGCTATCGGCGCGGCGCGAGCGGCGAGACGCGCGAGGAAACGCTGGCCGCGCTGCACCTGCACCGCCTGAATGGTGCGGACATGCGCGCCATCTCGGCCGCGTCGAAGGATGCGCAGGTGCCGGTCATGATCGCCCGGTCCGCGCGGATCTCCGAAGGCAAGTTCGGCCACATCTACGACCGCATGGACGGCGCGGATGTCGGCTTCGCCGCGCGGGTGATCGACCATTTTTTGGCGCATGGCCCGAAGACTGGCCGCTGATCCTCGCGGCGATCGGCGAGCACTATCACTGGTCGCGGGCCGAGCTTGAGGCGCTGAGCGCCGACGACGCGCGCTGGTGGCACAACGCCGCCGCGCTGCTGGCCGAGAAGCGGAAGGGAAGCTGACATGGCCGCCGGCCGCGACATGAACGCCCGCCTCATCATCCGCCTTCAGGACCGCTTCAGCGCGGGCCTGGGTGGGCTTCAGCGGCGGCTTGAAGGCATCATGGGCGCGATGCGGCGGCTGTCCGCCGTGGCGGCGATCGGCGGCGGCCTGGCACTCGCCGGCCCCATCGCCCAGGCCGCCGCCTTCGAGGACATCCTGCGCCAGTCCGCCATCACCGCCGGCCAGACCGGCGCGGCGGTCGAGGCCATGGTCAACCGAAACCGCATCGCCTTCGAACGCCTGGCGCGCGAGAGCGGGCAGTCCAGCGTCGGCATCGCGCGGGCCAATGCGGACCTGCTGGCGGGCGGCCTGCAGCAGGACCTGGTCAGCCGCTTCCTGCCGCTGATCGCCCGCGCATCCACGGCGACGGGGTCCGCCATGGAGGACATGGGCCGCCTGGTGCGCCTGCTGAACCAGCAGATGGCCATCACGCCCGAACAGATGCCGCAGGCGCTGGCCGCCCTGGCGCAGGCCGGCCGCGACGGGAATTTCGAGCTCCGCGACATGGCGCGCGAGATGCCGAATGTGCTGGCCATCGCGCGCACGCTGGGCATGCAGGGGCCGGGCGCGATCGCGCAGCTGGGCGCCGCCTTCCAGCTGGCGATGATGGGGGCCTCCGGCGCCAGCGAGGCCGCGAACAACGTGGTCAACGCCCTGCAGAAGCTGGCCGCGCCCGAGACGGTGCGGAACTTCGCCGAGGTCGGCGTCAATATGGAACGCCTGATGGCCGACGCCGCGCGCCGTGGCATCAGCCCCATGGAAGCGCTGGTGCAGAAGCTGCGGGAGCTGACGGGCGGCAACCTGTTCCGCCTGTCCGAACTGTTCGGCGACCGCCAGGCGCTGATGGGCCTGCTGCCGCTGATCAACGACACGGCGCGGTATATCGAGGTCCGTGACAATGCCGCGCGCGCATCACCGGCGCTGATCGACGATGCCTTCGCGGACCGCATGCGCGGCGCGCAGCTGGCGATGGACCGCCTGACCGAGAGCACGACGCAGCTGTGGCGCCGCCTGTCGCTGGTCGCGGCCGAGGGCCTGGCGCCCGTGGCCGACTGGCTCAACCGCCTGCATTCCTGGATCGAGCAGACCGACGCCGCCTATCCCGGCCTGATCGACAAGGTCACGCGCTGGGGCCTGGCGATCGGCGCCGCGGCGGCGGCGCTGGCCACCATCGTGACCGTGGGTGGCTTCGTGCTCGGCGCGCTGGCGCCCCTGATGGCGCTGATCAGCCCCTGGACGCTGCTGTTCGTCGGCTTCGCCGCCGTCGCCTGGCAGATCTGGGAGAACTGGGAACCGATCGCCGGCTTCTTCGCCGGGCTGTGGGGCCGCATCACCAGCATCTTCCAGGGCGCCTGGGACCTGATCAAGCCGATCGTCGACGCCGTGATCGAAGGCGCGCGCCTTCTCACCAGCATCCTGCCCGAAGGCGCGCAGGCCGGCGCCGCCTTCCAGCCTGGCGCACAGGCGCAGCGTCGCCTGAATTTCGGCCAGCGCGGCGCCGGCAGCGGCTTCTACGCCCCCGAGGCCGCCGGCGGCGCCGGCGAGACGCGCGTGGGTGGCGAGATCGTCGTCCGCGCTGCCCCGGGGACCGAGATCGTGGACACCACCAGCCGCAATCCCGGCGTGCCGATCGTCGCGCCGAACCGCGGCGCCGTCGTGGCGGTGCCCTGATGTCCGGCACGCTGCCCGCCGGCCTTCTGCCCGCCGGCCTGGCCGACCTGTTCGAGGGCCTGTTCGGCGCATCCTTCCGCGGTGTCGACTTCCACATGCCCGACACGCGGCACGAGGTCGGCCGCCGCGTGGTGCGCAGCTTCTTCCCCGGCATCGACACCACGGTGCACGAGGACCTCGGCGCGCTGGACGGCGGCTTCTCCGTCACCGGCCTGATCATCGGGGAGGATTATGTCCGCCGCGCCAAGGCCATGGCGGCGGCCTTCCGCGCGCCCGGCCCGGCCACGCTGGTGCATCCCTGGCTCGGCGAGATCGAGGTGGTGCTTGCCCGCCCGGCCACCATCAGCTTCACCGAGAAGGAGCTGCGCGTCGCGCGCTTCGAGGCGCAGTTCGAACCCTGGCAGGAACGCGGGACCGCGCCGCTGGACACGCTCGGCCAGGTGCTGGCGCAGGTCGATGCTGCGAAGGCCGAGGCCCGCGCCCTGCTGCGCCGCGTGCTGGCGCCCGCCCTGCTGCCGCTGGCCGCGATCGGCGCGGTGAACAGCTATGCCAATGAGGCGCGCGGCCTGTGGTCGGGCCTGCTGGCCGGCGGGCGGTCGCGCGGCGCCATCCTGGCCGCGCTGCCCGGGTCCGCGCTGACCGGCCTGCTGACCATCGGTGGCCTGCCGATCGACAGCGCCTGGCCGGATGAAGTGACGGACCGGCTGGACGCGGTGCCGGCCGGGATCTCGACGGCCGCCGCGCCCACGGACCTGCCGGCGATCGGCCCGGCGGCCGAGGCGCTGTCGGCCGCCACCGCCATCGTGGATCCGCGCGCGGCCACGGAGATCCTGCTCGGTGCCCAGGCCGGCCTGGCGCGCACCCTGCCGGACCCGTCGCCCGGCCCGGCGCTGGCCCTGGCGGGGCAGGCGCAGGCCCTGGCCGCGGCGGTCGCCACCGCCACCGGCATTCCCTTCGAAAGCCGCCAGGATGCGCTGTTCTGGCGCGTGCGGCTGGACACCGCGCTGGGCGGCCTGGCCAGCCAGGCGGCGGCCGTGACGGCGGCGACCACGGGCGGGGCGAATTCGGCCGGGCCGGGCGCGCTTTGGCGGGTGGTGGCGGACCTGCGCGCCGCCTGGTCGCGCGACATGAACGAACGCATCGGCCGGCTGCCGAATGTCGAGCAGCTGACCCCGCCGCGCGCCGTGACGGCCTGGCTGGTCGCGCACCACATCGCCGGCGCGGACCCCGCCCGCGTGGTGGCGCAGCTGGAGGACCTGGTGCGCCGGAACCGGCTGCGGCACCCGGCGACGCTCACGCCAGGCGTGGCGCTGGAAGTGCTGCGGCAGTGAGCAGTCGGCCTCAACCCTGGCGCTGCCCGTGCTCTGCCCGCTGCGATGAAGCCCAGACGTGTCAGGGGCGGTGCAAGTGAGCGGCACCGCGCAAGGCACGCGCCGCGTCACCCTGACCGTCGCCGGCACCGTCTTCGACCTGTGGACGAAGGTCGAGATCGTGCGCGACCTGACCGAGATCAGCGGGTCCTTCTCCCTGGAATACAGCGACACCGCCCGCAACCGCCGCGCCCTGCCCGCGCTGGAAGGCATCGCCCGCGCCGCCACCGCCGAACTCCGCCAGGGCCAGGAAGCCAAGGTCGCGATCGACGGCGAGACCGTGCTGCTGGGCTGGATCGACGACGTGACGCTCAGCATCGAGGGCGACAGCCTGCGCGCCACCGTCTCCGGCCGCGACCGCACAGGCGACCTGGTGGACTGCGCCGCCGCGCCCGATGGCCCGGCCGAATTCCGCAACCTGACCCTGACCGACATCGCGCGGCGCATCTGCGCGCCCTTCGGCATCCCGGTGCGGGCCGAGGTCGATGTCGGCGCGCCCTTCCCGAAATTCAGCATCGATGTCGCCGAGACCGCCATGTCGGCGCTGGAGAAGGCCGCCCGCCAGCGCGCCGTGCTGGTGGTGTCCGATGGCATCGGCGGCCTGGTGCTGACGCGCGGCGGCAACCGGCGCGGCCCGGCGCCGCTGCGGATGCCGGGCAATGTCATGGCCAGCGCCGCCACGCTGTCCTGGCGGGAACGCTTCCGCGACTACATCGTGAAGGGGCAGACCTCCGGCGCCGCCGGCGGGCGCGCCGCGAACCCGGCACTGTCGCGCGCCACGCCGCTCACGGCCGGCGAGCTCACGCCGCCTGGCCGCACGCCCACCGCCGAGCGCCGCGGCATCGTCATGTCCGGCCGCGCGCGGGATGACGCCGTGACCCGCCACCGCCCGAAGGTGGCCAGCGCCAAGACGCAATCCGGCGGCGTGAGCGTGCAGGAACAGGCCGAATGGATGATGCGCACCGCCCGCGCGCAATCCGACCAGGTGAAGCACACGGTGGTCGACTGGCGCGCCGGCGATGCCCGCACCCTGTGGCGCACGAACGAGCTGGTGCTGGTGGAAGACCGCTACGCCGGGATCAATGGCGACATGCTGATCAGCGGCGTCACGCTCCAGTATGGCGAGGACACCGGCCACCGCAGCGTGCTGTCCATCACCGGCCCGGCGGCCTTCGATGTGCTGCGCGAGGCCGGCGAGGATGGCGGCACCCGGGCGCGCGGCCGGGCACGCGGCGATAACGTGGCGCGGCCGCTCTCGGCGGCGCCGCTGACGGCGGGCGGGACAGGGCTGTGACCGACTTCCACACGGCGATGGCGCTGCGCGGCCTGGTGGTGCGCGCCGAGGTTCGCGGCACCGGCGACGCCGGCGAGATGCAGACGGTCGAGGCCGAGACGCATGACGGCATCCTGCGGTCGGGTATCGAGGTGCTGCAGCCCTTCGGCGTGGCATCCCGCCCGCCGGCGGCCGGCGCGATCGCGGTGCTGCTGGCGGTGGGCGGCGACCAGGGGGACATGGTGGCGCTGCCGCTGGCCTGCCCTTCGGCGCGATACGGGGACCTGGCGGCCGGGGAGACGGTGGTGCACGACGCCGCCGGCAACCGCCTGCACTTCCGCGCCGGCGGGCTGGTCGAGATCGCGGCCTCGACCTCGCTCAAGGTGACGGTGGGCGGGACCGAGCTGCTGGTGAATGCGTCGGGCGTGACCATCACCGGCAACCTGGTGGTGTCGGGCAATATCAGCGACGGCAACGGGTCGATGCAGGAAATGCGCGACCGCTACAATGTCCACGGCCACCCAGGCGCGCCGGGCGGGCCTTCGCCGGGCATGGACTGAAGGCACTCTCAAGCCAGTCTCAAGTGCCGTTTAGACTGCCTTCAATCCTCCCGCCCGCGCCCGCGGGCATGAACCGCATCCCCCCGCGCGCGCGAAGGTCCGGCCATGCCCGGCCTTGCCCCCGTTGCCGACCTTGCGCTGCGCTTCGACGTGGCCGCGCGTCGCTTCGACCTGGCCTTCGAGGGCGCGGACCTGGCGATCGACACCACCCCCGCCACCGCGATGATCGTCTCCCTCGGCACGGACGGCTTCGCCCGCGCCGATGACCTGCGGCCCGACCAGCCCTCCGCCATCCCGGAAGACCCCGCCGCCCCGCCCATCCTCAGCCCCCGCCGCGGCTGGGTGGGCGATGCGCTGGACAGCGCCGGCCGGCGCATCGGATCCCGCCTGTGGCTGCTGGAACGCGCCAAGGAAACCGAGGAAACCCGCCGTCGCGCCGAAGCCATGGCCGCCGAGGCGCTGGACTGGCTCACCACCACCCGCGGCGCGGTGGTCGACACCAGCGCCGAATGGCTGCGCCGCGGCGTGCTGGGCCTTGTGGCGCGCGCCGACGCCACGCAGGTGTCGGTCCGGCGGCCGATCGGCGGCGCCGCATGACCTGGCCGCTCCCCACGCCCGACGCCATCGCCGAACGCATCGCCGGCGGCATCGAGACATCTCTCGAGACCGCCGATCGGCGCGTCGATGCGCGCAGCCCGAACACCGTGCTGGGCGTGCTGGCGCGCGTCTTCGCCATGGCGCAGTTCGACCTGTGGCTGTTCCAGCGCCGCCTGGCCGAGGACCTGATGCCCGACACGGCGCTGGCCGAGGCGCTGGAACGCCACGCCGACGTGTGGGGTGTGACGCGCCTGCCGGCCTCGGCCGCCGTGGGCGGCGTGACGGTCACCGGCACCAACGGCACCATCATCCCGGTCTCCAGTGAATTCCGCGCCGCCGCCGGCCAGGTCTTCGCCGCGACGGCCGCCGCCACCATCGCGTCCGGCACCGCCACCGTGCCCGTGCAGGCCGCCGAACCCGGCGCCGGCGGCAACCAGGTGGCGGGCGCAGTGCTGCAGCTGGTTTCGCCCATCGCCGGCGTGCTGCCGCAGTCGGGCGTGGTCGCCACCGGGGGCATCGTCGGCGGCGCCGATATCGAGGGCGACGAAGCCCTGCGCGCCCGCCTTCTGGCCCGCATCCGCCAGCCGCCCGCCGGCGGCGCCGCGCACGACTACGACGCCTGGGCGCGCGCCGCGAACCCCGAGGTCGCGCATGTCGCGGTCTATGGAAACTGGGCGGGGCTCGGCACGGTGGGCGTGGTGGTCGGCATGCGCGGCCCGCGCGCACCGACCAGCCCGGAGATCGCGGCGATCGGCGCCTATATCGCGCCGCTGCGGCCCGTGACGGCGGATGTGGCGGTGATCGCGGCCGTGCCCGTGCCGATCGACATCACCCTGACCCTGTCGCCCGACACGGTGCAGACGCGCGCCGCGGTGGAAGCCGCGCTGGCCACCTTCTTCGCGAACGACGCGCGCATCGGCCAGGACCTGGCGAAGTCCCGCATCAGCGAGGCGATCAGCAGCGCCGCCGGCGAATACAGCCACGTCCTCACGCTGCCCGCCGCCGACGTGGCGATGGACGACACCGAGTTGCCGATCCTCGGCGACGTGACCTTCAGCTGAGGGCGCAGCGATGCCGTATGTCTTTGCCGATCGGGTGAAGGAGACCTTCACCGGCACCGGCCCCGGCAACATCACCGTGGGCGGTGCGGCCCCCGGCGGCTTCGCGACCTTCGCGGCGCGCATCGGCGTGGGCAACACCGCCGATGTCTGCGCGCTGGATCCCGTGACAGGGGAATGGGAGGTCTTCGCGACGCAGCTGCTGTCGGCCACCGTGCTCCAGCGCGGCACGCTGCGGGCCAGCTCCACCGGGTCGCGCGTGAGTTTCGCCGGCGGCGTGAAGGAGGTCTTCGCGGTCCTGCCCGCGGCCGAGGCGATGCTGCGCAGCGTGGTCGAGGCCGCGCTCGCGCTGCGCCTCCAGGACGCGCCGGTTGATGGCCTGGCCTATGTCCGGGAGGGCGCCGTCTGGGCCGCGATCCCGCGCCGCCCGACCTTCGTGACCGTTTCCGGCGGCACGCATGCGCCGGCGCTGGGGGTCGATGGCCGATGGTTCGTCTGCACGAATGCCGGCGGCTGTGTCGTGACCATCCCAACCAATGCCGCCGTCGCCTTCCCGATCGGCACGCCGCTGACCTACGAACAGGACGCGGCCGGGTCGATCACCTTCCCCGAGGCGGGCGGCGTGGTCATCAAGAAATCCGCCAGCTTCCTGCGCGAGACAGCCGAACAGGGCGCTGTGGTGCAGGTCGTGAAGCGCGCGACGGACACCTGGGTTCTCTACGGCAACCTGAAGGCCGCCTGATGCTGGTGGCCCTGCCCAATCCAGGCATCATCGCCGGGCCGCGGCTGATCGGGCCGGTGTCGGCCGCCGCGACGCGGGACTGGTGCATCCGCACGCTGTGCGCGCTGGCGGCATCGCCCAACGCCACCATCGGCGACATCAAGATGGCGCTGACCGGCGGCGGCGCGAATGTCGCGACCGGCGGCACGGGGCGTGTACGGCAATCGACGCACAACGCGACCGACACCTTCGCCAGCGACAGCCAGCTATTCGACGGCGCCGCTAGCACCCAGCGGTCCGCGACGTCGGATGACCTGATGCAGGCCGCCTACGAACTGCCCACCGCGCAGGTGCTGCGGCAGGTCAGCATCATCGCCCATGATGCCGCGCTGGCGTCCCGCGCCCCGCTGGGCTTCGCGGTGATGCTGAGCGAGGACGGCCGCGCCACCTGGAAGCCGGTCGCGATGTTCACCACGCCCGCCACCTGGGTGGGCAGCGAGCAGCGCGACTTCGTCTTCGACCCGCTGGTGTGGAATTCCGGGCTGGGCCGGTCGGCGGCGCGGGCCTGGCGGGCGGTGATCAACAGCTGGCCCAGCGGCAATAACCCGCGCATCGGCGACATGGCCTTCGCGGCCAGCCCCGGCGGCGCGACGCTGTGCACCGGCGGCAGCGCCATCTGCAACGTCTCGACCTTCTCGCAGAACCCCAACCTGGCCTTCGATGGGTCGGTCGCGACCTATTGGAATGGCAGCGGCGTGGGCGTGCTGGGCCAGCGGCTCGGCTACGCCTTCAGCGCGCCGGTCAATGCGGTGGAACTGCGCATGACAGCGCCGTCGGTGAACTTCGCCTCCATGCCGACGGACTTCGACGTGCAGTGGTCGCTCGATTTCCAGACCTGGACCACCGCCCTCACGGTGTCGACCTCGTCCTGGTCCGCCAGCGAAGCCCGCAGCTGGGTGATCCCGTGATGCTGTCCGGCGGCCCCCATTCCGCGCTGACGCTGTCCGAGGCGCCGGAGAGCATCCTGCCCCCGCCGCCGCCGCCGGAGGTGCCCGAAGGCCCGCGCGCCGCGCGCGGCGTCGCCGCCATCCTGGCCGAGATGCAGGACCTGCTGCCCACCGGCTGGGCCTGGACGCGCGCCCAGGACACCGCGCTGCAGCGCCTGCTGGTTGGCCCGGCGCAGGAGATCGAACGGTTCGAGACCGCGGCCGAGGCGCTGCTGCCGCAGGTCGACCCGCGCCTCGCGCTGGATCTGCTGACGGATTACGAGCGCGTGCTCGGCCCCGACCCGTGCGGGCGCGACCTGGTGGACATCGCGGGCGGGCTCGATGACCGCCGCCGCTATGCGCACGCCCGCTGGACCGAACAGGGCTTCCAGACACCGGCCTATTACGAGGCGATCTGCGCCGCGCTGGGCGTGCCGGTCACGGTCACCGAGGCCGATGTGGCGGTCTGCGGGACCCTGGAATGCGGCATGGAACTGACCCCGCCCGAGGAACGCTTCATCTGGCTGGTGACCGCGCCCGAGGTCCGCGTGATCGAGGCCGAGTGCGGCAGCCTCGAATGCGGCGGCTACCTGGGCGAGCTGGTGCCCCCGCTGATCGAATGCGTGATCCGGCGCCTCGCGCCCGCCCACACGACCCCCGTCTTTTCCTACCTGGAGGCTGCCTGACATGGACCGCATCGACGGCGCGAACACGATCGACCTGGGCGGCGGCAATCGCGGCTTCCGCGACCGCAACCTGGTGGCCGGGCTGGCCGGGACGCAGGTCACGGCCGAGCACATGAATTCCGTGCAGGAAGAAGTCATGGCGGTGATCGAGGAAGCCGGCCTGACGCCCGATGCCGGGAACCTCGCCCAGCTGCTGGAGGCGGCGAACATGCTGTACGGTGGCGGCGGCCTGCTGGCCAACCCGGGCTGGCAGCGCCTGCCGGGCGGGCTGATCGTGCAGTGGCGGCGCAACCTCGTCTTCGCGACCGACGGGGCGGGGCAGCTTTCGGGCGCCTGGACCTTCCCCATCACGTTCCCCACCGCAGTGCTGGGCGTGGCGGCGATCGCTACGTCCGAAGGCAGCCCGGTGAACGCGGCGACCATCGTGGCCGGGCTGCCGACGCTTTCGGGGCTGCCGCTGTATGGCGCCGGCTGGCCGGCGAGCGGCACCGGCGCCGTCGGCGTGATCGTGCTGGGGGTCTGACGCCATGCCGTTCCTGAACGACCGCGTGCTCGACAACGGCCTGACGGTGCTCGACACCGAGGCCAACCGTCTGGATGTCTGCCACACCGAACCGACCACCTATGCCCAGGCGACCGCGACCTATTCGGTCGGCAACAAGACCACCCTGGCGATTGGCGCGCCGGCCGCGCGCGTGCCGTCCGGGCGGAAGGTCACAATCGCCGCCTTCACGGACGGTGTCATCACCGCCACCAGTACCAGCGCGGCGGATGATGCGCAGTTCTGGGCCATCACCGACACGGTGAATTCCCGATTGCTGGCAGCAGGGCCTCTGGCCGAGGCGCAGCTGGTGACCACCGGCAACACCTTCAGCCTGCAGGCCTTCGACATCGGCATCCCCGGGCCGGCATGATTTCCGACCTGAACGGCATCATTGGCGGCACCAAGGCTGCCGGAATGATCTTCAAGAACGCCGGCGCGCCGACGCACGGGGCGAACCAGTGGCATAGCTTCTTCGCCGCGACGGCCATTCCGGAGGCCGGTGCGCTCGCGACAGGCAACGCCACCGCGGGGATCATCCCGACCAACACGACCCCCGGTGCCATGGCGTTCAATGATCCGCCGAGCGGCGCGGCGTCCTACATCATGGGGGCCAGCGTGGTGTCCACGGTCTCGGGCATCGTCCTGCTCTATGATCGCTGCTTCGCCATTGGCCCGCTGACGCCAGCCTCAGGGGCCTACGCAGGCCCCGTGACCGGCACGCCCCTTGATAGGCCCGCCGATGGCGCGGGCTGCGGTATCGCGGCCGAAGTGGTGACGGCGACGAGCGGCGCCCATACGGTCACAATCACGTATACCAACCAGGACGGGGTGGCGGGCCGGACGGCGACGATCGCCCTTCCCATCACCAACATCGGGCGCTTGTTTCATGCCACGCTGCAGGCCGGCGACAGTGGCGTGCGGCAGATAACGGGCGTGTCGGGTTCTGCGTCCCCCCCGACAGGAACATTCAATCTGCTGATCATCCGCCCCCTGCTCCAGGTGGGCGTGGCGGCCAACGTTCCGCGCTCAATCGGCATCCCGGAAAGCGGCTTGCGACCGCTCTACATCGACACCTGCGCGGCACTCGCCTTCTACAACCCAGTAGGCACCACACCGCCGTCCTTGACCGTCACGCTCGACCTGGTCACCGGCTGACATGGTGGCCCGCCTCAGCGACGGCTTCGTCACCCTTTCCTTCACCGGCAGCACGCTGGTCGAGCAATGGCCAGGCGATGGGGCGCCTGTGGTCGCCGGCGAGGTCTATTTCGGCGCGCCGTCCGGGCCCGCTGCGCTGGTCGCCGAAGACCTGACCCTTGGCGCGCCAGAGGTCGGTGCGCCAACCATCGCCCAGGCGCACGCGCTGGGCGCGGTGGCGCTGACTGGCGGTGCGGCCACGCTTAGTGCGCCGGGGATCGCCCAGGATCACCGCCTGGCCGGGCAGTCGCCCGCGATCGGGGCACCGACGCTGGGTGTCCCCTCCCTTGCGATGGCGCACGCCATGTCCGCGAACGGATTTGCGCCTGGCGCGCCCGAGCTCGGCCAGCCAGCCTTGGCGCAGGGGTATGTCCTGGCGGCGGTCGGGGTCGATGCAGCGCCGCCGGTGCTGGGCACGCCGGCGCTCAGCCTTCTGTCGGGCGCTACAGTTCGGGCGCGGCTGCGCAGCCGCCGGGCGGTGCTGGCCCGCGCGCGGATCGCGCCGGTGCCAGCCCCCGGCCTCGGCACCCAACGCGCCGTGCGCGGCCGCCCTGGCCATGCCAGCGCGGTCGCAGCCGGAAACACCACAACGTGCGCCATTCGCGCGCGGCTGACGCTGCGGAGGGTCGGATGAGCGGCACGCAATACTGGCAGGGCCAGGCGGTGGAGCTGCGCACGGGCTTCGTCGGCGCCGATGGTGAGCTGGTGGTGGCCACCGGCGTGTCCTTCCGCGTGCGAAAGCCCGACGCCACGCTGGTGACGGTCGGGGCCACCGAGGATCCGGCGCGCCCGCGGGAGTGGATCGGCATCGTCGTTGCCGACCAGGTGGGCGGCTGGACCGTCAAGGCCGCCTGCGCCGGCCCTCAGCCGGCGGTCGAGCAGCTGGATTTCATCGTGAAGGCTTCCCTGCCGGGCTGAGGCGGGGGCCTGGCCGCGTCAACGGCCGAGGACCGCGAGGGCGTGAGCCTCGCACGGATGAACCGCCCCGCCCGCGCCGGCCGGCGCCAAGGGGCATAGACCGTGTGAGGTTTCCGTGGAGTTATCGCCCGACCTGATCCCCTGCCGCCCGGCGGCGCCGGTGGCGCCCTGGATTGGCGGCAAGCGCCGCCTGGCGGGGCTGATCATCGAACGCCTGGCCGCCATCCCGCACGACACCTATGTCGAGCCCTTCGTGGGCATGGGCGGTGTGTTCCTGCGCCGGCCCTTCCGCGCGAAGGCGGAGGTGCTCAACGACCTGTCCCGCGACGTGGCCACCCTGTTCCGGGTGCTGCAGCGCCACTACCCGTTCTTCCTGGACATGCTGCGCTGGCGCCTGACCAGCCGGGCGGAGTTCGAACGCCTGCTGGCCGAGAACCCCGACACCCTGACCGACCTGGAGCGCGCCGCGCGGTTCCTTTACCTCCAGCGCACCGCCTTCGGGGGCAAGGTGGCGGGGCGGCACTTCGGTGTTTCGCCGGCGTCGGCCGGGCGGTTCGACGTGACCAGGCTGTCGGCCATCCTGGAGGAGGTCCATGCCCGCCTGGCCGGGGTGGTGATCGAATGCCTGCCCTACCAGGCGCTGATCCCGCGCTACGACCGGCCGGGCACGCTGTTCTACCTGGATCCGCCCTATTGGGGGTCGGAGGGGGACTATGGCGCCGGGATTTTCGGCCGGGATGACTTCGAGCGCCTGGCGCAGCTGCTGGCCGGTCTGCGCGGGCGGTTCGTGCTGTCCTTGAACGACGTGCCCGGGGTGCGGGAGGTCTTTGCCGGCTTCGCCATGGAGCGGGTCGAGACGACCTATTCGATCGCCGGCGGGGCTGGATCGGGGAGAGGCAAGGTCGCGGAGGTGCTGATCACCAACCCGCCTTCAAGGGGGCGCTGA